CGCCGGGTGACGCTTTGTTTGCCCAAGGGCGTGGGCAAAACCGAGCTGGCGGCGTGGATCGCAGCCTGCGAGCTGCACCCCGAGGCTCCGGTGCGAACCGTGGGATGGACGCGGGACGGCGAGCCCATCGGCGGGCCTGTTACCGACCCGTATATCCCGCTGGTCGCCTACACCGAAGAGCAAAGCGACGAATTGGCCTATGGCGCCCTGCTGGCCATCCTGCAGGAGTCGCCGCTGCGGGATGACTTCGACCTGGGGCTGGAGCGCATCATGCGCCGGCGCGGCGACGGGAAGGCGGTATCCCTGGCCGGCGCTCCGAGCGCCCGAGACGGCGCCCGCACCACTTTCCAGGTCGCCGACGAAACCCACTGGTGGACGCTGCCGCGGCTTAAACAAGCCTACGTCACCATGATGGCGAACCTGCCGAAGCGGCGGCAGGCGGACCCGTGGATGCTTGAAATCACGACGGCGCCGGAGCCAGGCGCTGCGTCGGTTGCTGAAGATTCGCTGGAGTACGCCCGGGCGGTTGCCGAGGGGCGGATCAAGGAATCGCGGCTGTTCTTCTACTGGCGGTATGCCAGCGAAGACAACCCGCTCGAAACGGAAGAGGACGTGCGCCGGGCCGTCATCGAGGCGTCCGGCGCTGCCGCGTCCTGGCGGGACATCGACGGCATTGTGGATCTTTGGCGCGACCCGACGATGGATCGGCGCTATTTCCGCCGGGTGTGGCTGAACCAGCTGGTCAAGGGCGGGAAGCAGGCGTTTGACATCGAGAAGTGGCGCCAGCTGGCCGTGGCCGAATCGCCGGTGAAGGACGGCGACCTGATCGTCATCGGCTTTGACGGCGCCATGTTCCACGACAGCACGGCCATCGTGGCCACGCACGTCGAAACCGGCTACCAATGGCTTGCCGGTCTGTGGGAGCGTCCGATTGACGCCAACGGCCAGGAGAAGGAAGACTGGCAGGTGCCCGTCGACGAGGTCGACGCCGTCATCACGGACCTGTTCGAGCGGTACGATGTCTGGCGCATGTACGCCGACCCGCAATACTGGCAGTCCTGGGTGGCGGCGTGGCAAGGCCGCTACGGCGAAGACAAGGTCATCGAGTGGTGGACCAACAGGCGGAAGCCCATGGCCTACGCCTTGGAGTCCTTCGCATCGGCGATTGCCGAAGGAAGCCTGAGCCACNACGGCAACAAGGACCTGGAGCGGCACCTGGGCAACGCCAGGAGGTATGACCTGCCTTTCCGGGACGACGANGGACGGCCGCTGTGGCTGATTCGCAAGGAGCGGCCGGACAGCCCGCACAAGATCGACGCCGCCATGGCCGCGGTACTGTCCTGGGAAGCCAGGAAGGATGCCGTTGCGGCCGGCGTTACCAGCAAGCAAGAGGCAGGGCTATTCATCATCTAGGAGGGCGACGATGCGGGACATTTTCCGGCACATCAATGCCCGTGACGTCCACTTCTATGCTGGGGTCGCCATGCTGGCCGCAGGCGCGTATTTCGTGTATCCTCCGCTGGCGCTCATCGCGCCCGGGGTCGTCTTCCTCTACGTTTCGCTGCGAAGGGTGTAGCGCATGGGAATCCTCGACAGCATCGAACAGCGGAATACGACCCTGAAAAGCGCACTGAAGAACGCGCCGGACTGGCTGGCAGACGCTCTCGGAGGCGCACCGTCGCCGACCGGCGTGCGGGTGACGCCCGAGAAGGCACTGGGCATCACGGCCTTTTGGAACGGCGTCCGGATTATCAGCCAGACCATCGCCAGCCTGCCGTTGGAAGTCTACGAGCGGATGGATGACGGCAGCCGACGGCTGGCCCGTGAGCACCCGGTCTACCGTTTGCTTCACGTCAGGCCGAATCCGTACATGACGCCGTTCACGTTCAAGGAAATCAGGGCAGCTCATGTCCTGGTGTGGGGCGATTCCTTTGCCGAAATCGAGCGGGACAGGGCGGGGCGCCCCATCGCCCTCTGGCCACTGTTGCCTGACCGCACCGGGGTTGAGGTCCGAGACGGCCAGAAGGTCTATTGGACCATCGTCAACGGTGTCAANGTGTACCTGTCGGCCGACCGGGTCCTGCATGTGCCCGGCCTGGGTTTCGATGGCCTGCGCGGGTACAGCGTCCTGAAGATTTTCCGGGACAGCCTGGGGCTCACGATTGCCGCCAACGAGTACGGGGCCCAGTTCTTCGGCAACAGCGGCCGCCCGTCGGGCGTCTTGGTCCATCCCGGGAAGCTGGACGACGCGGAGCGCGCCCGTATCCGCGAGGAATGGAACCAGCTGCATAGCGGGTTGACCAAAGCGCAGCGAACCGCCGTGCTTTGGGGCGGTATGAAGTTCGAGCCCATTACCATGCCGCCCGAGGACGCCCAATTCCTCCAGACCCGGTCGATGCAGATCGACGAGGTCGCCCGCATCCTGAATATCAACCCGATCCTCCTACAGAAGACGGACGGGGCGACCACCTGGGGGACGGCCATCAGCCAGTTCCTAGTGGCCTTCGCGAAATTCACCATTACGCCCTGGCTCGAGCGGGAAGAGGACGTCCTGAATTACGACCTTTTTACCGAGCAAGAGCGGGGCAGGTACTACTGCAAGTACAACGTCGCGGCTCTCCTGCGCGGCGATTTGAAGACACAGGCCGAGATCTTAGAGATCGAGCGCCGCAACGGCATCATTAACGCTGACGAGTGGCGCGAGCTGACGGAGCGGAACCCGCTGCCGGGCGGGCAGGGGAAGCTGTACTTCATGCCGCTCAACATGGCACCGATTCAAGACATTGCCGACCGACCGCCGGAAAACTTACCGGCGCCGCAGCGGTCTTTGCGCCGCTCGAAGTACACCGAAGAGCGAGCGCTAGCCATTCGGCAGCGGCTGCGCGAGGCGCACTTGGCCGCCTTCGAGGACGGCGCACGACGGTTCGTCCGGCCGGAGGTACAGGCGCTGCGGCGGGCCATCAAGAGGGCTATCCAAAGCGGTGACCCGAAGCGGGCGCTGAACGACTGGATCGACCAGTTTTATCCCGACCACCGCCAGACCATTTACCGGGTCATGCTGCCGCTTGTGACGGCGCTGGCGGCCGCCGTAGCCGAGGTGGCTTTCGACGAGGTCGGCGCCCAGCCGGTAGCCGTCGACGAGTTCGCCCGGGCATACACGGACAACCTGGCGCAGCGGGAGCTTAACTCCTCCATTGGCCAGCTGCGGACGCTCATCGCCGAAACGGCTGTGGAGGTGCTCGAAGAAACGCTGACCACCCGCGCCGATGAGTGGGAAGAGAAACGACCTGGGAAGGTAGCCGCCAACGAGGTGGTGCGGGTGGCCGCCGGCGCCGCCCGATGGGCGTGGCAAATGGCCGGCGTTGGAACGCTCGTTTGGCGAGCGAACGCCGACGCATGCCCGCTGTGTCAGCGGATGGATGGCCGCAGGGTTCCCACTCGCGGCTACTTCCTCGCTCCCGGCGACAGCATTGGCGACGGCCCGGACCGGCTCGTTGCAACGGAGCCAATTGGTGGCCCACCGCTGCATGCCGGCTGCAAGTGTGACATCGTTCCCGGGTAAGGAGTGAACGCCATGAAGCTCGAGCGAGCAGTCATCAGGACGGAGGTCCGGGCCGCCGGCGAGGGCGAAGGCCTGCGAGTCGTCGGACTCGGCGTGGTCTATGACAAGTGGGAAGAGCTGTGGCCAGGCTACCGTGAGCGCATCCTCCGGGGCGCCGTCAAGCTGGCGCCTGAGGTGAAGTCGTATTTCAATCACGACCCCAACATGGTGCTGTCGACGACAGCCAGCGATCCGCCGCTGGTGGTCCGGGAGACGGACCAGGGCTACGAGTATGACTCGCCCATCCCGCCGACGTCCTACGGCCGGGACTTGATCGTGAACCTGCAACGGCGCAACGTCAAAGGTTCCAGCTTTACCTTTATCGTGCCGCAAGGCGGAGACCGTTGGTGGGAGGACGAGAACGGCGTGGTCCACCGGGAAATCCGGGAGCTGATCCTGTACGAAATCGGCCCGGTGACGGACCCGGCCTTCGTTAGCACGACGGCTGCCATCCGCTCAAGCCGGGAGGCATTGCTGCATGAGCGGCGGGCGGCACTTGTGGAGCCCGAGAAGCCTCTGCGCATTCCGGACCCGGAGGACGTCCGGCGACTGGTACGGCATGGGGAGCTGCGGGCCACCCTCTGACACTGGTAATCGCGGCTTACGCCGATTACACCGTCCGGGCACCGGCTGCACCATCGGGCGGCGCGGGCCCGGGCGAAGAGCAGCGTAACGTCACCATCGGGACGCGGAGCTGCTGGATGCAAAATCTGGCGCCCGCGCTTTTTTGTGCGCGGCGCGAAACGGGGGATGAGGACGATGTCTCTTGCGGTAGCAAAAGAGCTGCGTGAAAAGCGAGCCAACCTGTGGAACCAGGCCAATGAGATCATCGAGCGGGCGGCGGCCGAGGGCCGGGAGCGCACGGCCGAGGAGAACGAGCAGATCGACCGCATCCACGACGAGATGGACCGCCTGCAGCGGGAAATCGAGCGGCTGGAGCGGCATCACGACCTGAGCCGCCAGNTGTCCGAGTCCGCCGGCGTTATCGTCGGGCTGCAGGACGGCGCCCAAGCCGCTGGGTACAGCGGCCGCGATATCGATTCCGTCGTGGACGAGGAGATCCGCCAGTGGCTCCTCAACGAAGACGAGCGCCAGCCAAAGCGCTTCCTGTTGCGCAACGCTTTCGCACCCGACCGTGAGCTGCGCCGGATGCTGCCCGAGCTGCGGGAGCAGCGCGCACTGGGCACCGGAAGCGGGCCGGCCGGCGGCTACACCGTGCCGCAAGGCTTCTACCGGGTGTTGGAGGACGCCATGTTGGCCTATGGCGGTATGCGCCAGGCTCGGACGACCATCCTGCGGACGGCGAGCGGTGAGCCGCTGCCGATGCCCACGGCGAACGACACCGACAACGAAGGCATCATCATTTCGGAGAACCCGAGCACCAAGGTTCCCGAGCAGGACATCACCTTCGGCCAGGAGACCTTGCGGGCTCATATGTACAGCTCCAAGGCGATCCGGGTGTCGTTCCAGTTGTTGCAGGACAGCGCCTTCGACCTGGCGACCTACATCGCGGCTAAGCTGGGCGAGCGAATCGGCCGCGTCACGAACCGGCACTTCACTGTCGGAAGCGGAAACGGCGAGCCNAAGGGCGTGGTCACGGCAGCCGTCGTTGGCAAGACTGCTGCGTCCGCGAGCGGCATCACGGACCTGGAGCTGGTCGACCTGATCCACTCCGTTGACCCGGCTTACCGGGCGCAGGCTGAGTTCATGTTCCACGACGACACCCTCCGGCTCCTGAAGAACCTGCGGGACCAGGAAGGGCGGCCGCTGTGGCTGCCTGGCCTTGCGGTGCGTGAACCCGACACCATCCTCGGTCATCGGTATGTGGTGAACAATCACATGCCGCAGATCGGTNCCGGGAACAAGTCGGTGCTCTTCGGCGACTTCTCCAAGTATTACATCCGGGATGTCATGGACGTCCTGCTGATCCGCTTGGACGAAGTCTATGCCGAGTACGGCCAGGTGGCGTTCCTGGCCTTCTCGCGCCACGACGGCACGCTGCTTGATGCCGGCACGCACCCGATCAAGGCTCTGCAGCACCCGGAGTCCTAACAGCGGAAGCGGGGAGGCATGAGGGCGGTCCTTCGGGGCCGCCCTCTCGATTGGCGAGGAGTGACACCATGAAAGCAAAGCAGGGGCTCGTGAAGGTGCGAATGACGGTCAGCAGCACCCTGGCCAGGGCCGGCGCAGTCATCGAGCGGCCGGAAGATGAGGCTAAGCGGCTGATCGCCGCGGGGTATGCCCAGCTCTATGACGACGGCCAGGAATATGCGACAAAGGCCGAGCTTGCGGAACTGGCGGAGCGGGTCGCGGCGCTGGAAGCGGTCGTCGCGAGTAAGAACAAGCAGAAGGAGAAGTAACCGATGCTGTCACCCGACGCGTTGACCACTGTTCCGGCACTCAAAGCGGAGCTTTCGATTCCAGCGGAGGATAGCTCCAGGGATGAGCTGCTGGCCCGGGCCATCGAAGCGGCCAGCGACGCGATCCGCCGGTACTGCCGCCGGGATTTCGCCCGGAAGACGGTGACGGAGCAGCTGGTCGGCCACGGGACAGCATCGCTGATGCTATCGCTTACGCCCATCGTCACGGTTGACTCTATCGAGTTATACGGCGAGCCCGTCCCACTGGAGGACGTCGCCATCAACGCGACGGCCGGTCTGATTACCCTGCGATACGGCGTATGGCCGGAGGCCGCGGCACCAAACGTCGTGGTCACCTATACGGGCGGCTACGTGACGCCGGCGCAGGCGGCTGCGGACTCGGGACTCACCCGGGACTTGCCGCACGACATCGAGGCCGCCTGTCTCATCATCGCCGCGAACAGGATTCAGTCCATGGGGCAGCCGGTGGACGCCCAGATCCTCCAGGTGGAACAGATCCGGGTCCACTGGTCCGAGGGTGGGCGGCAGGGCATCCCGCAGCAAGCCGCCATGCTGTTGGAGCCTTACGTGAGGTGGGCGTGATGGCCAAGACCGGCGCCCGAGTGGTCAAGGACGTAAACCGAATCCCGAAGGCGCTGCACCAGCTGAATCGCATGCAGGCCCGGCANGTCAAGGTCGGCATCTTCGACGACGCGCCCAAGTTGGTTAGCATCGGTGCAATGAACGAATTCGGGATCGACATTCCCGTGGACGCCGAGCTGCACCGCAAGTTGCGGGTGCTGGCCCGGGAGCACGGGGCGCCTACCGAAACGCTGCCCAAGGAAGGCGAGCGGCTGCGAATCCCGGAGCGGTCATTCCTNCGGGCCACGTTTGACGAACACGAAGATGATGTCGTGGATGCGGCGCCAGAGCACATTGTCGCGATGATGGAAGGCGAGAAAGACGCTTACGAGGCGGCCCAGGGCATCGGCCGGGTGCTGCAGGAAGCCGTCATTGAGCGTGTGGCCCGGGGCACTGACTTTGCCCCCAATGATCCGTTCACCATCGTTCTGAAAGGTCATGCCCGGCCGCTCATTGGGAAGACGGGCGTCCTTGAGACGAATCAAGGGATTCGTCTGCGGGTGGTGCGGCGGCAGTGATGCGGTTCGACATGGGCTTTATGGCCCGGACCTTCGGCGAGCAGGTGGAGTTCACGGTCCCTGGATCCGGTGGCTACTACGACGATATGGGGCGATGGGTGCCGGGCGAGCCGCCCAAAACGGTGCGTGCCGTCGCCACCATCCTGCCGATGACGGCCTACGACCTACAGTTCTACGAGGCCGGCCAATTCACGACGGAGGACGTCAAGGTCATCGTGGAGGGGCACGTGGACCTTCCGCTGGGCACCCAGTTCCAGCGTGACGGCGCCACCTACGAACTCCGAGAACTCCGTAACTACGACCGGGTGGCCAACATCCGCCGTTACGTTGCCAAGCGGCTGCGGGAGGGTTCGACATGATCGACATGGCGGCCCTCCAAACCCGGATTGTTACTGGCCTGCGGGCACACCTGCAGCCGCTTGGGGTAACGGCGATCATCGAGCGCGACCAGAATGCTCCGGTGCCGCCGTACCCGTTTGTAGGGTTCAAGTGGATCGCCATTACGCCGGAGCCGGGGAGCTTGCGCCGGACCCGTGAGGTGGTGCCCGCGAGCGACCCGCGGTTTCCGGTGGATGTGCAGTACACCTACGTTCGGAATCCGGTGATGACGCTGTCCGTGACGGTGTTTGACCGGGACGGTGACCGGGTCCACCCGATTGCCCAGGCGACCCACGATTGGTTCAGCATCCCGGAGCTGGGTGGTGACTGGCTACAGCCGACGGGCGCGGCCATCATCGAGGTGACGCCCATTACGGACCGGGATACGGTGATGGACGAACAGATTGAGCGGAGGCAAGGTTTCGATGTGCGCCTGCGGGTCGTCGATGTCCTCCAGGTGACGGTGCCGACGATTGAGCGGGTGCGCATCACCGGCATGGGCGGCGAGATCGCCCAGGAGATCCAACTGTAAGGAGTGATGACCATGCCGTTGACGGACGTGGAGATTGTCATCACGGACCAGACCCGGCCCCTCACACAGAGGGGCTTTGGTTTGCCGTTGATTTTCGGGACGACCAAGGCGCATGCCTACAAAGAGTACACGTCCTTGCCGGCCGTGGNCGAAGATTTCCAGCCGACGGATCCGGAGTACCTAGCAGCGCAGGCGATTTTCCGCCAGTCGCCAAGCCCGTCACGGGTAGCCATTCACAGCATCGCGCGCACGGATCCGGCGCCCGGTGACCTGGCGACGGCCCTGAACCATCTGGTCCAGCAGCACAACGACTGGTACTGGCTGGTGTTTGCACCGCGTGCCCATGAGGAGACCGACTTGGAGGAGCTGGCGGACTGGGTGGCCGGCGCCGGCAAGTTCGCCGTCGTGACCAACGAGGTTGGGGCCTCTGTGGCCGACATCGTGGCGCAGGCGCAGGCGATGAACTCAGCCCGGGTTGTCTACTTCGCTCATACGAAGCCCGGCGATTACCCGGACGCAGCGTTGGTCGGCCGCATGGCGCCGCTGCAACCCGGGTCGGCCACGTTCAAGTTCAAGACGCTTGACGGCGTTTCCGAGGCCGGTTTTACTGTGACGGAGATCAGCCAGCTGCATGATGCCGGCGTCATCACCTACGTCCGCAAGTTCGGTGTGCTGCAGACATCGGAGGGCTATGTGACGGACAAGACCTACGCCGACATCCAGCTGGCCAAAGACTGGTTGAAGGCGAGGATGGAAGAGCGCATCAGCCGGGTGTTGTTCGTTAACGAGAAAATCCCGTATGACAACATCGGGATCGCCCAAATCATCGAGCCCATCCGCACCACGCTGCAGCAGGCGACGACGCTGGGTATTGTGGCCCGAAATGACGATGGCACCGGGCAGTTCACGGTTCGGGCGCCGCGGCGAGAGGACATCGACCCCAACGACCGGGCGAACCGAATCCTGCCGGATGTCTNTTGGGACGCCGTGCTGGCCGGCGCCGTGCATCGAGTGCGGGTCACGGGTGTCGTTCGAGTGTAAGCGGGGCGCCATTAACGGCGCCCCTTCTGACTTTGACGTGAAAGGGGAATCAGACCATGGCGGACCTTTACGATCCTCGCAACGTGGCGGTCATCGTGAACGGTCGGGAGATTGTCGGGTTCGCGGAAGGGACGTTCATCGAGGGTGAGAGAAACACCGAGCGCTATTCGGCTGATGTAGGTGCGAAAGGTGAGGTGACTTTCGTCCGGTCAGCTGATGACACCGGCACCATCACCATTACCTTGAAGCACAACAGTCCGTCGAACTCCTACTTGTATGAGCTGTGGCGGCGGCAGGACGATCCGAGCGCCGAGCCTATTACGATCCTTGTCCAGGATCGCAACTTTGACGGGGATGTTAGCATCGGTGGGTCGGAGTGCAAGATCGTTAACTTGCCGGCCTTCTCACGCGGTGATGAGATTGAGGACGCCGAGTGGGAGTTTCTAGTGGCCGATTACGAGGCCGCGTTTAACATCTAAAGGAGTGAGACTATGCCGAAGCAGCCCAAAACTGCGACCATCACGGTCAACGGCAAAACTTATAAGCTTCAACATCCCGGAATCCGCTGGTACATGGAGAACAGTGACCGCGCCCGAGGTGCCGGGGGAGTGATCCAAACCGCTGTGTATGCTCAGAGCTTGCTTGATCACGTGGTGACGGATCCGTCGGGGCTTACGCTGGACGATTTTGAGAGCGTGAGCGAACTGGAAGAGGTTATCCGTCAGATCGAGGAGTTTCTTCGCTCCTGATCCAAGGTACGCCCCCAAAGGTAAGCCGAGTTTGCCGAGATACCGCCAGAAAGTTCATCAACGAGCGGCCTTCTGGCGGTTAGTTTTTAGCGGTGTTTTTTCGTACGAAGAGGTCTGTTCGATGGACGCTGATGAGTTCTGGGAAGCCGTTGCGGCTCTAGACGTGTTTGGTCCGCGACAAAAAACAAAAGTGCCCAAGTCAAAACTACCCAAAAGTCGCTAAGAAGGGAGGGTGTCTGTCATGGCTTTGCGAGAGCTTGTCATCTCTGTAGGCTTTCAAATTGACAGTCACCCTCTCGTTCAGGCCAACGAAGCGACGGATTCCCTCAAAAACCGCATCCTCGGCGCTGGTGATGATGCGCTGCAGCTGGGCGCGAACATCGAGGCGGCGGGGGCTACCGTGACTGCCAGCATGGGCGCGGCCGCCTTCTCCGCCTCGCAGCTGGGCGCGTCGGCGGCGCAGGCAGGTGCGGACGCCTCGTCGGGTCTGGCGGCAGCGGCGGCTGAAAGCGGGCAGCTTGGTACTGCCGTTGACGGTTTGCAGGGGCCGTTTGCTCGACTCCGGCAAGCTGGCAGTGAAGCGCTGGACACCATCAAAGCTAAGTATGCCGAACACCGAGAAGAAATCGAGAAGATCGGCAAGACCTTGGAACAAAATAGAGCGGTCATCGCGGGCGTGTTCGCCGCGACTGGCGGTTTCATCGGCTTTAGCGTGCGGACGGCCGCCGAATTTGAGCAAGCGATGAGCCGTGTCGGTGCTCTGGCACGCGCTACTGACGAAGAGATGGCGCTTTTGAGCCGGACGGCGCGCGAGCTGGGCGCCTCGACGGTGTTTAGCGCCTCGCAAGCGGCAGAGGGCATGAGCTTCCTCGCGATGGCGGGCTTTAGCGTATCTGAAATCGTCGATGCTATGCCAGGCTTGCTCGACACCGCAGCGGCTGCCCAGTCCGGGCTCGGCGTCACGGCCGACATCGTGAGCAACATCTTGTCCGGCTTCCAGCTCGAGGCCCGAGAGACGGGGCGGGTTGCCGACGTCTT